GGTGTTTTACGTTTATTGGAGATTAAGCAATTAGAGGATGGTAGCATAGTTTATGAATGTGCATTGTTTGGCTCTCTTGGAGGACTTTTCTCTGCAATAGGCGACAAACTATTAACCGATTTAAATTGGAGTGCTTACAACGCTTTATTTAACGTTTCAAGTATTATAGCAAGTTGGTCAAATACCGATTGGATTTTTACGATGGCTAACTATGGTTTGATAACAGCAACAAATCCAAGTTGGCATTTTGATATTAATAGTTTTAGACCATCGTTTTTCTTAAAGACAATTTACAATAAGATATTAAGTGAAGCAGGTTACACATCAAACGATTTTTGGACAAACAATTTAGAGAAACTTTTGTTGATTAATGGCGATGAGAAATTTGATATTTATTTAGATAGGTTATTTTTATCTCAATTTAATGCAACTTCATTTAGTACTGGAACTCATACTATGAGTTGGCAAGGAGATGGTGATTATTTCTTTGAATTATCTGGTAATAACATTAGAAACAATAGTGGAAGTACTGCTATTTTGGCAAAAGTTAGTGGTACTATTATTTACAATTTAGTTGGTGCATCTACAAAGAATATAACCATAGCTTGTGCCGGTGGCTCGGTAATAAAAACTTTAGTTGCTGGAAATAATACGGTAGATTTTCAGTTTAATGGAACTTTTTTAAGTGCTACAAACTATCCATTTACAATTACAACGAGTGGTGCTGGAACAATTACGATTGCAGATAATTCTCCGATGTATATTGATTTGATTGATAAGACAAAGAAATATCCAGCTGCTATTGGTGGAAGAATTATAGGTAAAAACTTTGTTCCCGATGGTATTAAACAATCCGATTTCTTAAAAGCATTATTTAACTTATTTAATTTATACGTTACTCAAAATGATGAGAATGAGTTTGATTTAATTGTTAAGGCATATCCCGATTTCTACACTACAAATGAGGTTAATTGGACATACAAGGTGGATCATAACAAAGGTTTTAGCGTAAAGCCATCAAACCAATATTTGCCAAAATCATTTATATATAAATACAAAGAGGATAGCGATTACTATTCAAAGAATTATAAACAAAAATATGATATTGGATTTGGTGGTTATATTAAAGCAACCGAGAATGAATTTAGTAAAGATGATAAAACTGCTGAAATTCCTTTTGCTTTACCGATAACTCTTAAAGCTGGGCATACGTTAGATATGTATCTACCGGCAATATATGATTTGCAGGAAAATGGAGATTATAAGCAAATAAAGACATCGCCTAAATTAGCATTTTTTGGTGGTGTAAAAAGTTGCACTAATTATTATATTGTAGAACCCGATGGAACGCATATAGATACAACAAATACAACATATCCGTATTGTGGGCATTTATACGATTTTGCTACCAATGGTAATGGAACTACTAATTTATGGGATTTGTGTTTTAATACACCAAAGGAATTGTATTATACGCCAACAACATCATATCCACAAAATAATTTATATAAATTTTACTACGAGGATTATGTATATAACGTAAATAGCAAGGATAGTAAGTTAGTGAGTTTATATTTACTATTAAACAATTTAGATATTAAAAATATAGATTTTACCAAATTAGTTAGAATAGGTACTACGTTGTATTATTTAAATTTAATCGATGGTTATAACCCATTATCAAATGAATTAACAAAGGTTGAATTATTGAAGTATAACCCATTAATTATTGAGGAGTTTTAAGATATGGCAGATGTTGTAGTAGGTTTACAGATAACGAGTGATGGCGAACAAGTAAGTAGGTCTGTAAAAAGTATAAAGACCGAGTTGCGTGAAGCAACACAAGATGCTTTAAATTTAAGTAGGAAATTTGGCGAGTTTTCTCCACAAGCATTAGATGCAGCTAAAAAGGTTGCAAACCTAAAAGATGAGGTTGGCGATTTCAAAGCGAGAGTTGATGCCTTAAATCCCGATGCAAAGTTTAGAGCATTTTCATCAGCTTTGCAAGGTGTCGCAGGTGGATTTGCAGGAGTGCAAGGTGCTATTGGTTTATTTGGTACTGAAAGTAAGGAACTTGAAAAGCAATTACTAAAAGTACAAAGTGCATTGGCATTATCCGAAGGTATCAATAGTGTATTGGCTGCACAAGATAGTTTCAAGAATTTAGGTGTATTAATTAAAGGTAACGTAACAAAAGCATTTGGTACATTAAGAGGTGCTATCATAGCAACTGGTATTGGTGCTTTAGCAGTTGGTATTGGTTTATTAATTGCAAACTTTGAAACGGTTAAAAAGGTTGTATTGAACTTCATACCAGGACTTGCAAAAGTTGGAGATTTTATTGGTAAAATAATTCAAAAGGTTACTGACTTTGCCGGTGTTACAAGTGAAGCATCAAGGGCATACGATAAATTAAAAACAAGCACCGAAGGTTCAAACAATGAAATTGATAGGCAAATAAAATTGCTACAAGCACAAGGTGGTCAAGAAAAAAAAATAGCTGAATTACAAAAGCAAAAAATTGATAACCAACTTGCAGTAATAAAAGGAAACAAAAAACAAACCGATGAAGACAAAAAGAATTTATTGGATTTAGCAAATGAGAAAGCAGTAATTGATGCACAAGAAAGAAAACGTTTAAATGATATTGCAATACAAAGAGCCGAAGAAAGAAGGAAACAAAGGGAAGAGGCAATAAAGGAAGAGGAAAATAGAAGAGCAGAAGAAATAGAAAGATTAAAAGGAGTTGAAGGTGTAAAAGTTGGTATTGTAAAAGATAGTGAAAATGAATTAAAAAATAGTACACTATCAACAAGGGGTGCAACTCAAATTGGTTTATTAGCACAAGATTTAGAAAAACAAGAAAGAGATAAAGTAAATGCTGAAGCAGAAATTGCAATTATACAGTCTGTTGCTGAAGCCAAACGCCAACAAGTAGAAACCATAAAAGGTTTGATTGGGCAATTATCTTCTATTGCTGGAGAAAGTACTGCCGTTGGTAAAGCATTAGCGTTGGCTAATATTGGTATTGATACCGCTCAAGCATTTTCTGCATTAACAAAGTCATCCGAACAAAATCCTGCAAATGGTACTACATTCGGATTAGCTGGTATTTTACAATATGCAGCTGGTGTTATTCGTATCGCTGCAAACATTAAGAAAGCAAAAGATGTTTTATCAAAGGTAAAAACTCCAAGTGGTGGTGGAGGTGGTGGTGGTTTATCAATACCAAGTGGAGGAGGTGGTGCAGTACAAGCGCCTATTGCTCAAGGTATATCAGTACAACAAACAAGTAGCGTTGGAACATCAAACGTAAACATCAAGAATACCGATGCAATCAAAGCGTATGTAGTAGAGAGAGATATTACCGATAGCCAAGATAGAATTAACAAAATTAAAGCAGCAGCGACATTCGGAGGTTAAAAAATTAACAATTTATATTTAAAGATATGGACTTACCTATTTACAAACTTATAATCAATTCGGAGTTGGAAGATGATGCCGAAGTTGATTTTGTTGCATTGGTTGATAAACCTGCAATTGAAAGAGATTTTCTTATGTTCAACAAACAAATGAAGTTTGAGATTACAAACGAAGACAAACGTATTTTGTCGGGTGCTATCATGTTAGCCGATATGCCTATCTACCGTAACAATGAGGAGTTTGGAGAGCATTACGTTATGTTCGATGCCGATACTATAAACCAAATCGTACAAAAGTTTTTTAAGAAAGGTTATCAAGCCAACGTGAACGAGATGCACAATCCAAACAAACAAGTGGAAGGAGTTACCATGTTTGAAAGTTGGATAGTAGATAGAGCAAAAGGTAAACTACCGATGACTGGTTTTGAGGATGCAAAAGATGGCTCGTGGTTTGGTAGTTACAAAGTTGAGAATGATGATGTGTGGGCGAAGGTAAAAGCCGGAGAGTTTAAAGGTTTTAGCGTTGAAGGAATTTTTGGTTATTCAGATAGAGTAACAAAAGACGATATTTTGGTTGAACAAATCAAAAGCATATTGGAGAAAGCAGATTTTTAAGTTGCCCAATTTTTTATTTATTATATTTTACATTATTAAACAAATTGATTTATGAACTCAAAAGAAGCGTTATTACAAATTAAAAATTTGTTATTCGCTAATCAAGAGGAAGTAATCCAAGAGGAAGTAGCAGTAGAGTTTGCAGAAGGTGTTTTAGCAGATGGAACGATTGTATCGTTTGATAAGTTAGAAGCTGGTGGCAAACTTTCGGTTGTTACTCCCGATGGTGAAATTCCTGCACCGGTTGGCGAACACGAATTAGAAGACGGAACTATTGTTGTAGTTACCGAAGAAGGTGTAATTGCAGAGATTAAAGCACTCGAAATGGAAGCAGAAGAAGTAGTTGTTGAAACTATGGCAGAAGAAGTAGTTGTTGAAGAAGCACCTATGGAAGATATGCCATCAGTTGATGTATCAGCAGAGATTGCTAAACTTGAGGAGGATTTATCTTTGAAGATTGCCGATTTATCTGCGAAAGTAGATATGCTTAACGAAGTATCTGCGAAGTTGGTTGAATTTTTAGATAACTATGCTAAACAACCAATGGCCGATGAAACTCAAGCACCAAAAAATGTGTTTTATGCACAAAACAAAACGAGCAAAGTAGATGCTCAAAAGAGATTACAAAACATTTTTTCACAATTAAAAAAGTAAATTAAGATGGCTTTAGATTTAACTGGACTAACCAATTATGTTCGTGAGAACGAATTGCAATTAGCAACATCTTTGGTATTCAAACCAAAAACAGCTCAACTTATTGAGGCAGCTGGAAACGTACAAGTAGGCGTTAAGTCAGCAGACAAAATTAACATCATGGAAACCGATGCAGTATTTCAAGCAGGTGGTTCTTGTGGTTTTTCATCAAGTGGTACAACTGCATTCACTCAACGTACTTTGACCGTAGGTAAAGTAAAAGTAAACGAGAGCATTTGCCCACGCACATTCGAGGCAAAATATACTCAAAAGGCTTTACGTGCTGGTTCAACTTATGATTATATGCCATTCGCTGAAGAATTCACTGCAAAGAAAATTGCTAAAATTGGCGAAGCATTAGAAACTGCTATTTGGCAAGGTGATACTGCAAGTGGTACTGCTAACTTGGCACGATTTGATGGTTTGATTAAATTAACTGCTCCAAGTGGTGTTTTAGTAACTGGTGTAGTAAATGGTAACCCAAGTGGTATCACCGTTGCAACTGGTATTACTACTGCAAACGTAATCGGTATCGTTGATGGTATCTACCAATTAATCCCAACTTCAATCATTGACAATGGTGATGTAGTAATTTTCTGTGGTATGGATACTTTCCGTAAGTACACCGTAGCATTGAAAAACTTAAACTTGTTTAACTATGCTGCCGAAGCAGTTGATTTCGAAATCATCATTGCAGGTACTAATATCAAGTTGGTTGCAGTAAATGGTTTGAATGGAACTAACAAATTATGGGCTTCACGTTTATCTAACCTTTACATTGGTGTGGATTTATTAAACGAAGAAGATAGATTTGAATTGTTCTATGCGAAAGAAGCAGATGAGATGCGTTTCGTTGCCGAGTTTAAATACTCTGTAAACTATGCATTCCCAACTGAAGTAGTTTACTTCGCATTAGCTTAATTAACTAATTTTTAACCAAAGAGGGGTAGGTGGTTATCTGCCTATCCCTTTTTTAATACTCAAAAATATGCCTTGTGCCTTAACTTCGGGATATACTTTAGACTGCAAAGATGCAGTTGGAGGTTTAAAGTCAGTGCTATTTATTGAATGGAAAAACGTAACTGCAATTACCGTAACTGCAAACGTAGTATCAGCAATTACAAAAGCAGCTGGTAAAACATTCTTTAAATACGAACTTGCTAAAGAAACTTCACAATTTACAGAAACCGTTACTGCTTCTGCGCAAAACGGGACTACTTTTTATGCTCAATCATTGAACATCATTTTAAACAAATTGCAAACTGCAACTCGTAATGAGATTTTATTACTTGCACAAAACAATTTGATGGCTATTGCCGAAGATAAAAATGGTAAGTATTGGTTATTAGGTCGCTTAAACGGATTAGATATTTCGGGTGGTACTGCTCAAACTGGTACCGCTTCGGGAGATAGAAATGGTTACGAACTTACTTTTGATGGTCAAGAAAAAGAATTGTCTATTGAGGTTGGTAGTGGTATCATTGCTGGTTTATTGACTGCATAATTCAATCTAATTTTTATAAAAGAGAGGTATTTGAAAAAATATCTCTTTTTTTTTGCTTTTTATTTTTTTATTTGAAAACTAAATTTGATATTTGTGAAGCGAAGCACGAAGCCGAGCATAAACCAAAA